TGTTAATTCTGGTACAGCGGGTACTTTAGATTTTTTAACTACGTCCCCTTCAGGTACTTCTGTGATGAAGTTAGGGACGGTAGCTAGTGCCACTGTTACACGCGATGTGAATATTCCGGAAGAAGGCGTTATGTTTACGGATGGGGTGTATATTCAGTACACAGTAGCTACTTTTACTACTATTACTGCTTTCCATGCTTAATGGGACGTGCCGTAAAAATAGGCCCAAAGCCAAAAACTCCTAAAGTTACTTACCTTAGGAAAGGCGGCTTGGTTGCAAGAGGTTGTGGTGCAATTTTGCCAAATCGTAGGAAAGTAACTACGGGTTCAGTTTCAACAGTATGAGGTGGGAAAATGGCTGGAAAAAGACCTAAGATGATGAGAAAAGGTGGCGCACCTAAGATGATGCGTAAAGGCGGTGCGGCTTATCCGAAAGGTATGAAAAAGGGTGGCGCTGTGAAGAAAAGCAAAAACGGATCGAATGGCGGAGCAATGACTGTTGCCAAAGCACGAGCGTTTTTGAAAGACAAAGGGTATTCTGTAAACAAAAAAGCTTAGAATGCCGTATTTAATAAGCAATATACCGCATTTTAATTGTTGGGTTCGGAGAGAGTTTACGTGTAACCACATGCGTCATCATGGGGATTATCTTCATGCAATGGCAATTGCTGTAAACACAATACCGGATAGAAGTTTAAGTTTTCAGGTGGTTTTCACTGGATGTGAAGTAGATCCAGAGGACGATGAACCAAACCTGCATGGTGGGGCGATGTGGGCCAGAATGCCCATACAGGCACTTGTTGCCGATATAGTAATGGATGAATGGCCCGAAAGGATGATAGATCATTTAGCACAACCGTGGGATTGCGAATCGAGAAATCATGGCGTAGTTGTGATGGATCGGGTGAGTAGTAGTCCGTGGGTTGCAAAGATTGACCATGAATTTTACTCTGCTCGATATATGTTTACCGTCGATTATACGGACCATAATATCGCGGATGATCCTGCCCAGCATAAACAAAGTCATGTCATGTATATTACAGAGCCGGGAGCTTGGTACGGTAATATGGTGGCGTTACCTAATAATCGAGTAAGGGCTACAAGCCCTGCTTTATGGGCTACAGGAGAGGGCGCACCGGATTTTCGGCCTAGCCAAACTATTCATTCCGCAGAGGGACATGAAAGCTATATGGACCCCTCCATTGTATTTGACAATCTTTATCACGATAATGAGACAGAAGACTCATAGGGTGCGGAAATGGCTACGTCTGGGACCACAACTTTTGAACTAGATGTAAATGATTACATTGAAGAAGCTTTTGAGCGTTGCGGCTTAGAAGCACGAACGGGCTATGACCTAAAATCAGCCAGAAGGTCTTTAAATATTCTTTTTGCAGATTGGGCAAATAGGGGCTTGAACCAGTGGACTATCACCCAACGCACACAAACAGTAACCGCAGGTACGGCTTCTTATAGTCTAGGCACCGATGTAATTGACATCTTGTCCGTAGTGGTAAGGCGAGATAGTACGGATATTTCTGCGGAAAGATTAAGTCGTAGTGGGTTTTTAAACATACCCAACAAAACGACACAAGCACGACCCAATCAGTTTTTCCTTGATAGACAAATCACCCCGGTTTTGAATGTTTGGCCTACACCAGACAACAGTACGGATGTGATTATATATGATGCTCTAACCCGCATAGATGACGCGGGGGAATACACCAACACTGTAGAGCTTCCTTTCAGGTTTTTCCCTTGTCTTGCAGCAGGTCTGGCTTACTACATATCCGTAAAGAAAGCCCCTCAGAAAACTCCGTTGTTGAAAACTATTTATGAAGAAGAATTTGAGAGGGCGGCAAATGAAGACAGGGATAGAGCCTCTTTCAACATAACGCCAAGCTATATGTATTTTAGGACTTAAAATGGCAAAGTATGCTTCAGGAAAACACGCTTATGCTATATCTGACCGATCTGGTTTTCGATATCGGTACAGAGATATGCGTAAAGAGTGGAATGGCATGTTGGTTGGCAAAGATGAATATGAACCCAAACAGCCACAATTGGGGCCGTTTCGCTCTGATGTAGATCCACAAGCTTTGCGAGATGCTCGTCCGGATCGTGTAGAACCTATGGAAGTTTACGTGGGTATACTTAATGTAGAAGACATGACCCCTAAACCTTTTAAAGGAATAGGGTTTGTTGGGCAAGTAACGGTGACTACATGAGCTTTACTTACGCGCAACTTAAAACTGCATTGCAGGATTATACTGAAAACCAAGAAACCAGCTTTGTTAATAATCTGCCTGTTTTCATAAGACAAGCCGAAGAACGTATTCTTAAAAACGTCCAATTAACATTGTTTCGTAAAAATGTTGAGGGAACAATTGCGTCCGGTAGTTTGTATCTTAATCTTCCGGAGGACTTTCTTGCGCCTTTTTCTTTTGCTTTAACAAACAGTAATGAAAAAATATTTTTAGAATTCAAAGACGTTAACTTTTTACAATCCTTTAACCCGAACCCCGCAACAACCGGGGTTCCTAGATATTACGCATTGTTTGACATTGAAAACCTTATTTTAGCGCCTACGGCATCCGCAAATTATGAATCGGAGCTACATTATTACTACAGACCCGCCAGTTTAACTGCGGGAGCAGATTCTGGAACAACTTGGCTTAGTGAAAATGCTGAAGTTACCTTACTTTATGGGTCTTTAATTGAATGTTATACTTATATGAAAGGCGAAAAAGATTTGATGCAAGAGTATGACAAAAAGTTTTTGCAAGCTTTAACGGCTTTGAAAATGTTTGGTGAAGCAAAAGAAGTTACAGATGCTTATAGAACAGGACTTGTAACGAGGCAAAAAACATAATGTGGACAGATAGCGCAAGCACTCCAACTGATTTTGGGATTACAGTTACTACAACGCAAAACCGTGGTTCTACCCCCGAAGAAATAGCGGAAAGATGTGTAAAGCACATTATATCTGTATCAGACACCGCACCGGAGGTTATTAAAGCACAGGCTTTGGCTTACAAAGAGCAAATGTTGGTTCTGATTTCTTTTTATTTAAAAGAAGCAGTTAAAAGCGACAGAACAAATGTTTACAACATGTTGCGTGATGCGGGACAACCTAAATTAGCGGAAGCGTTGAGGAGAATATAATGGCATTTGACGGAAATTTTATGTGTACCAGTTTTAAGAAGGAACTCCTTACTGGTACGCACAACTTTACTAATACCAGCGGGAACACGTTTAAAATTGCGTTGTATACGAATAGTGCAACTTTTACAGCCGCAACAACAGCATATACCACTGGAAATGAGGTTAGTGGCACCGGGTATACGGCAAAAGGTGCGACGTTGACAAACGTTACCCCAACAACCTCAAGCACAACAGCTTTGACAGATTTTGCAGATGTCACTTTCGGAAGCAGCACCATTACGGCTCGTGGAGCCTTGATATTCAATGATTCAGCTTCTGGAGACCCAACTGTTTTGGTTTTAGATTTTGGTTCTGATAAAGAGTCTTCAAGCGGTGATTTCGTAATTGTCTTTCCAACTGCGGATGCGAGTAACGCGATAATTAGGATCGCCTAGTGGCCGACGCAAGTGTTGCTTTTAGTGGCTGGAATTCCTCTAATACAACATGGAATTCAGGCACTTGGGGCGGAGATACAGCAGTACCGGGAGCTACCGGTGCGTTAAGTGCGGTCACTGTATTATTAAACGACAGTGTTACACTAACAGGGATAGCTGCGTCTGCCTTGCTTAATGGCGTTACGGTAATAGACGGGACAGGAATTTCTGTTAGTGTGACAGGAGTGCAAGCAACAGGAGCTACCAATCAAGTTTTGGTTTGGGGTAGAATTATACCGGACGCAACAGTGACTTGGACAGAGATTGTTGCAACGCCTTAGTGAAGGAGAGGCATGAATTATGGCTACTTATGTAAATGATTTGAGGTTGACTGAGCTTGCTACTGGCGAAGGTTCAGGAACTTGGGGCACCACTACAAATGTGAATTTAGAACTTATCGGAGAGTCTTTAAGCTACGGAACAGAAGCTGCTTTTGGGTCTGACGCAAATGCAACCACTACGGTTGCTGACGGTTCTACTGATCCAGCACGTTCTTTTTATTACAAAGTAACGTCTGGAGCCACTTTATCGACTACACGGGTTTTAACCATCGCCCCGAACACCGTGTCTCGTGTAATGATTATTGAAAATGCTACCACCGGTTCTCAGGTTATTACTATAAAACAAGGGGACGGTGCGACGGTCAATATACCAAATGGCGGCGTAAAAATTGTTTATTTGGATGGCGCAGGTAGTGGCGGGGCTGTTGTTGAGGCAACCGTAGATTTGGACCTTACTGGCACAACCACGGTTGCGGCCTTAACTGCTTCAGGTGTTATAACCGGTTCAACCGTAGAGGCTACAGGCGATACCGCAGCAGACGACAATGCGGCAATGGGTTATACCGCTGCTGAAGGGGCCATACTGACCGGTCAGGGGGCTACCTCAGACGTTACTTTAAAGAATGACGCTGACGGCGCGGTTTTAACAATTCCTACCGGCACAACAAATGTAGATATTGTCGGAGATGTTACAGCGGCAACGGTAAATGCAGATGGCGATACCGCAGCAGACGACAATGCGGCAATGGGTTATACCGCTGCTGAAGGCTTGATACTGACCGGTCAGGGGGCTACCAACGATGTCACCATCAAAAACGATGCAGATGGGGATGTAATTGCAATCCCCACCGGGGGAACCGATGCAAACTTTCACGGAAATGTAAATATTTTAGCCCAAGGCGATTTGCGCTTACAGGACAGTAGTGGTGGGCAATATATCGCTCTACAGGCTCCTGCAACAGTTGCAAGCAATGTGACCCTGACTTTTCCTGCGGATGACGGCGATGCGGATCAGGTTTTAAGCACAAATGGCAGTGGGGTTTTGGACTGGGTTACATCTGGCGGGGCGTACACTGCTTGGGCAATCAAGACAACTAACTACACAGCAAGTTCTGGTGATCAACTTGTGTGCAACCACGCGAGTACGGCTTTCACAATAACTCTGCCAGCAGGTTCTGCAAACGACACTGTGATAATTTCAAATGCAGGAGCAGCGTTGGTAACAGTTGGGAGGAATGGAAGTCAGAAAATTAACAGTGTTGCAGCGGATGGCACAGTCCCCCAAGGAAATTCAGTCCAGTTGGTTTATGTGGACGATACAATTGGCTGGTTTGAGATTTAACGGAGAAATAGTATGGCAGTTTTAGGAACAAACAATGAACAGGGTGCTTATCCATCAATTATTTTTCAAAAAAGTCAAACATGGGCGTGTCCTGTGGCTATGGAAGCGATAGTTTATGTCATTGGTGCGGGAGGAAGTGGTGGAGCAGTCGGGGGCCACCTAGATTCTACTACTAACGCCAGAGGTGGAGCAGCAGGAGGATGCGCTGTTTCAAGGCTTACATTAGCTGCTCAAGACTATACAGTAACAATTGGAAGTGGCGGTGATGATGTAAATTCGGGTAATTCCGTAGCTGGAGATGCTGGTGGTAATTCAGAACTTTCAGGGACAGGGATTACAACGATGACTACAAATGGGGGTGCTGCTGGTGGTGTTAGTACTAGCGCCCAAGACGTCACCACTGGAGGCGGTACTGCTTCAGGAGGCAGCCTGATGAATAATACCGGAGGTGGTGGTGGTGCAAACACTAGCGCTGCTGCTAAAGTTAGTGCAGGAGGCGGTGTTAATTTGTATGGCTCTAACTGTCATGGCGAGGGGGAGCAAAGTAGATATGCCAGAGGCGGAACACCTGTCGGCTGGTCATATGAAACGAATTATAATCGTGACTATCTGACAACGGGTGTTTCTGGATACAAAGATGCTGCAGTTTCAATAAGTTTTTTCTCAAACTTAATTCTCCATGGAAACGGCCTAGACTCAACCGATAAAAACAAGGGGCATGATTTGACCTTATCAAACATGTTCAAGGGTGAAACAACGGCGAATCAGGAAGTTTACGCTATAGCTGGGCCTTTTTGCGGTGGAGCGGGTTTCAAAGGAAACAAAAGTGGTGGAAATGTTTACGCTATGGCTGGCGGTGTTGGAGCTGGAGGTGGAGCAGGAATGAATTCTAACGGCACAAATTATGGGTTTAGTGGTTGTGGCGGTTCTGGATTAGTAATGATTTTTCCAATAAGGATGGGATAAATGGCAACTATTAAAATTACAAAAGATGGCGTAAGCAATAACATTATTGCTGATCTTGCTTGGGCGCAAGCGACCTACCCTGACCACACTTGTGAGGATGTAACCTATGTTCCCACTGATTCAGAAATTGCTGCGGAAAAAGAACAAGAGGCTAGGCAGTGGCGGGATAGTGAGTTAGCAAGAACTGACTCTTTGTCTGTGCTGACAGACCATCCGCAAAAAACTGAGATTGCAGCGTATAGAACAGCACTCAGAGATTGGCCTTCAACA